TTGTTGTATATTCACAACACTGGGGTGACAAGCCTGTTCACTGTGCTGTGCAGGGTGCTACCTGGCGTGATATCTATAGGGCCGCAGACAACTGCATCCGTCTCAGCGGGGACGATCACCATGTGTTCATTGAGAGTTTCGACCTGAAGAACGGCAATGAACTGCATATGAGCACAGGCTCTTGACATTTGATTGGACCCTTGCTATACTAATGAAACTGTAAATAAAGGAGCGATGATGAACATTTCTACACTGGAAGCATTCGTTGAACAAGAGAACAAATGGGCCGCTGTGTTCAAAGGCCGTCAGTTGAGTCTGCTCAACGCTAAGGACCGTCAGGAGATCGCAGAGCGGATCGATTCACGCCTTAGTCCCGAGAACCTTTCCTGTGATGGTGAACTGCCCCGTGCAGAAGTTAATCGTCGTTACCGCAACCTTACTCGCTGTGCTCAAGAACTGTTGAGCATTGACCCGAGTGTAAAGTTTTACGAGTATTGCTAATGGCGAACTTTGTAACCTATATCCTGCTACGCTTGATTCAAGCAGGTATCCTGGTCTTTGCTGTAGCAGTTTTTATCAACGGTTTTATCAACAACTAAGGAGCGAACCTTATGCCAAATTGGTGCAATAACAGAGTGGTGATCAGCCACACAGACACTGCCAAACTTGAAGCCCTAGTGGGTGCTATCAAGGAAGGCAACTTTCTAAAACATATCATCCCTATTCCCGAAGACCTGAACATTGTAGCAGGCCGAGTGGGTGCAGATGACAATCCCGATCAGATCGAACTCGAGCGTAAGAGTGCGGAGAACCTAGAGAAGTATGGTGCCAGCAACTGGTATGACTTCTGCACTAGCCGTTGGGGCACCAAGTGGGACGTCGATGCTTACGATCCTGAAGAAGTCAAGATTGACCAGTTTGGTCAGGTAGAGTTCGGCTTTGACAGTGCTTGGAGTCCGCCCATGGGCATCTATGAGGAAATGACTCGACAGGGTTATACCGTAGAAGCAACTTACTACGAGCCTGGTATGGGTTATGTAGGACGCTGTGATGGTAGTCCAGACTTTGGCTTCACTGATGACTGCTATGACCTTGGGGGCTTGAAATCCAAGGATATTGTGGACGCTATTGGTGAAGAGCTGGATGATGAGTATGGCATTTCGGAGAGCATGGCTGAGTATGAAGCCGAAGAGGAAGATGAGCTCCAGGAATGGTATGAGGATGGTGTAGAGAAGACTGGACTTACACCGCATAAGGCTCATGAGTAGACTAGAATATTTCAGTCGTCCACTGGTGGCGTTTGATCCTAAGAACAAGGATCATCGTCGCTGGTATTACCAATTCGTTCAGTCCAGTAGTTGGGGGCATTGTCCAGTTCGATTTATCTGCCCCGAGGATACTGGAATGGACTTGACCATTATGATCCGTAATCAATTGATTGAACACTACATTAGAAAGGAGTTTGAACATCAAGATGGCAGATTGAATATTCAAAATCCAAAGAAAACGGTTGACAGTCGACCAAAAAGGCAATACAATAAGGCTACATCCAAACGTAAAGGATGATTTTTTCAACTCAAGAAAAGGCAATTAATTATGGCAACTGATAAACTTTTTAAAGTCGTAGGCATTAGCAAGCACCCCGAGGGTGACTACAAAGTTCGATTCGCAAATGACATCATGCGAATCAAAGTACTGACCAAAGGTGGTCACAGCGATGTTCGTCTCATGGAGCTTGATGAGCCCATGACTAAGATGGAAGCTGTTGTGGCTATGTCCAAGCAGGACGAGTTCCAGGACGTAGCGGCTAAAGCAACTATCGCCGAGTACATCGAGCGCAACACTCCGCGCACTAAGCCGGAAGCAACTCCCACCGCAACTAAGAAAGCTGCTGTTAAGGCCCCAGTTAAGGCCAAAGCTAAGGTTGCTGTTACCGAGGATGAAGAAGCTCCTTTCTAATGCAAGACTATGGGGCTGGACTAGCTGTATGAGGATTTACAGGGCCAGCCCTTTCACACCTAACCTAATATGAGCTGGGAACTTTACGAAGTTTGGTCTATCGATGGTGATGACCATGAAGAACTCGTGGATACTACACGAAGTCTTAAAGAAGCACAAGAGATTGCGGGTGCGACAATGAAGGAAGATGACATTGTTGAAGTCGTGATCTACAAAGAAACAGAAGATGGTGACTTAGAAGAAATTCAACGGATCAACTAGAGAACACGGGCCTCTAGCTCATGTTGGTTAGAGCAGCGGACTCATAATCCGTTGGTGCCGAGTTCGACTCTCGGGGGGCCCACCAAATACTACTATGATAAAAAATGTTTACTTATGTATAGCGGAACGCGATGATGGAGACACAATCTTCGGCGGAGTCTATGACACCCCTGAAGAAGCTGAGCAGGCTGGCAGAGAAATGTGCCAAGAGCTCAATAAGCAGATGGGCTGGAATTGTCGTCCACATGTTCAAGACTTAGAATACATTACCAAATAGTCTAAAGTCAAATGTTCTTTGAGGGTGTTGTGGAAACGCAACACCTTTCTTCTTGACATTTTGGCAGGGCTCAGCTATACTATAGACATACTAAGGAGCTAAAGATGGAAAAAGGATGTTGTCCAGTTTGTAATGGTAGCGGCAGAGTCGCAGTGCCGATCAGTATGGAGCGATACAAGAAGGTTATCACTGGCTATGACAAGGACACAGACACCCTGCCCTGCACCAATTGCGGGGGTCAGTATATGTATGGTTCACCAAAAGGTCAAGTCCGGCTGAACCGTGATGGTGAACCCTGCCACCACAAATACTCCAGCCGGACTGTGGGACGATGCCTCACAGAATACACCTGCAGTGAGTGTGGAGATAGTTTTCAAGTTGACAGCGGCGACTGATGATGCTATACTAATGGAACACTAACGAAACGGAGCCAAAGATGATTGCAGAAAACATTCGCAAGAAGTACGATGAACGCCACGGTGGAGCCTTTGACCGTGGATCAGCAGACAGCTATTACCATCGTCCCCGTCGGCCTCACATGTTCACGGATGCCACCTATCAGAGCATGGAGATCGAGGAACGCTTCATGACCCGTGAGCAGGTCGAAGCTTACCATGCGGGCTATGACTACAATGAGCAGTATGGCGACAAGAAAAATTGGGATTGACAAACGGTTGGACCCTTGCTATACTGTAGGTACACTAACACACTAAGGAGCTGATTATGATGCTAGTCATTCGCACACAGTACATGGAAAACTATGGCGCCCACGATTGGGACGGCAAGGGTTCTTGCCCACAGTACTGGAAGATGAAGGGTGGCAGTGAGTACAAGGTCCTGGACGTGCCCGTCAACATCGACCACGCCGAGGTCGTAGCAGCGGCTGGTGTAGAGCGGGATGACGACTACTGCCGCGAATATGTCATCGACTGGAGTATTGAAGATGACAGCTACCTCAGTCAGTTCGAGCGTGATCAGCTGGAGTGGGATGGAGAGATCCAGTTCAAAGAGCCCACCCTGGACTATGCGGATCTTGTGGCACAGGCGGCTTGACAGACTGGCGGAGTCCGCATATACTGTAGGTACACTAACACACAAGGAGCTGAAGATGCCTGGAACTATTAGATTCTTTCTTGGATTGATCATGGTGATGTTTGCCGCGGGTGCAGATGACAACGCCGCTATTGGCATGATCATTCTCGTGGCCGCAACTGGCTTGATGATGATGAAGTTGGGAGTTGATGCCATGAAGGACAACGAAGACAGAATCATGACTAAGAAGCGTGGATATTTCTAAGGAGCTGTGATGAAGACTATCCATGAAATTTTTCCCGGTATTCGTGTCTATGACAAGGAGCCTGTGGAAGTGAAGAATCCCTTCTCGGGCGAGAGTGAGATTCTAACACCAGAAGAAGTCGCAGTCTATGACTACATCAAAGGCTGTGAACTCATGCAAGACTATGCGGGTGTTCGCCGTGGACTGGACTGGTTCATGGAGAACAATGTTCAAGCCTATATGACCCTATTGGACTAAGGAGACTGTGATGCGATACGGTATGATTGTGGAAGATCCTTTTTACGATGAAGACGGTGTCCTCATTGACGAAGACTATGATGAAGCAGAGTGGGCCAATGCCTTTCCCGAACCCACCGAAGAAGAGATCAACAAGATGTTAGAAGAGATGCAGACTTATGAGCCCAACAACCCCTAGATTTCCCGACGATCCCATGGACTATGATCTGCCTCCACACACGGACTTGACATCCCAGTGGAGTGAGCATATACTATAGATACTGAAACACCAAGGAGCTGAAATGAATCTCAAAGAAGTCTGCATTGAAATCCAGCATGGTCGTTGGAGCAATGATGATCTCAATACCATCATTGAAGCAGTCAAGTGGAAACGGGCACAGCTGGCCAAGTCGGTGAAGAGTTCTATCCGGCCAGGCACGGTGGTTCACTTTAACAGTCAGAAGATGGGCGGTGTGGTGTCAGGTACCGTAGAGAGTGTAAAGATTAAATTTGCCACTGTCAACACCTCAAGGGGCCGTTGGCGTGTACCAATCAACATGCTGGAAACAGCATAAGGTTGCTCCTGGTCCCTGCAATGGGGGCCGCTGAAGTCCCGGGGGGTAGTGTCCCTGGGCACTGGGAGGGGATCGTGGGGTAGTGGCCTACGGTAATCCCCTCCCACCCTTATGGTCTTTAAACTAGTGCTTGACATTTTGCACTAGTGGCACTATACTGTAGACACACTAAACACTAGGAGCAAAAAATGGCAAGTTCAATTGCACAGCAGAAAATTTTCAACCTATTAGCAGAGCTGCAGGACCTGTTAGCACAAGCTACCTGCGATGGGGAAAAATTTGAAGATAACTTGGCCACAGACATGGGCTGGGCAGCTGAGATAAACATTGCAGTGACTACACTTACAGACTTGATAGAATATTATGTTGATTAACACAGACTTTGTACTAAAATGGGTAGCTTGCATAGTGACGCTGGTGGGCGCACTATGCACTGCCTTGCGCATAGATCCTATGAACATTTACCTGCTGAACGCGGGTGCCTTTTTGTATTTGATTTGGAGTGTACGTATACGTGAGCTGAACTTGATTGTAATTAATGCCAGCCTATTGTTGATCTATATTGTGGGTCTATTTTTTGGTTGACAGACCATCAGACTGACAATATACTGTAGGTACACTAACACACTAAGGAGCAGATATGAGTTTGACAGCATATGTAGAAGGACAGGGAGTGGGCATTGGTGACTGGGTCAGCTTCAAGAGCGACATAGAGCAGACGGGACAGATCATTAAGATCCGCAACAACTGGATGGGCACTACCGAGCTGGTCTTGGAGAACTTTCGAGGCTTCCAGGGTGAGTACATTGGAGGCCAGACACAGACAGTGCAGCGGGCGGTTGACTGTTGGCTGGACTGACAGTATACTGTAAGAACACTAACACACTAAGGAGCTGATATGACACACACTAAAGAGCAAGTACTGTCCTTTGTAGAGCAGGCCAAACAGGAAGCTAACCTCGCAGCCCGCAAGTTCTTCCAGGAACGCTTGGGCGGTCGTGACCAGTATGCCTGTGGCTTTGCTTGGGTCACAGTCTACGAGAAGGGCAGCACCAAGCTGGGCCGTGCGCTAATAGAAGCAGGCTTCCGCAAGAGCTACACGGGTGGACTGCAACTGTGGAACCCCAGCGGCTTGGGAGTGCAGAACGTGGACACACTGGCTGCAGGCGCCGAAGCCGCAGCCAAGTTCTTGAAGGATATGTTGGGCGTGGAGGCTTATGCAGGCAGTAGGCTAGACTAAAAAAGACGCAGGTCCTGCAACACGCCTGGGCCCGCCTCTTCCTCCACTGTCGTGAGACACTGGAGGTTTCTTTTTGACTTGACATCATGAGAGACTCCGTGTATTATTACTGAACACTAACACAAGGAGCTGACTATGACTGTAGTATATAACGAACTGCGTGTGCAACAACTAGCACAAAATGGCTACGACATCGACATGACGGATGCTCGTGATGTCTTCATCAATGGCAACTATGCTAACACAGAGCTCAGCACAGAGCAAGACATGGAGCAAGCATGTGCTGAGTTTGAGGCCATGATAGTCTACGATGCTGCTAATGATGATGCTTGGCCCGTGATGCTTTATACTCTCAAGGGTGAGATGACTGCGTGGTATGACTGCGAGAACTATCACGGCTTCATAAAATAAAAAATCATCGGGGGCTCACGATGACATAATTTTGTGGGCCCCGGTGGCTATATAAAGATTTTTGTTGTAAAAAAACAACGAAGCAAACACCGCACTTTTCAACCCCCATATAGGCAAAAACACCCCCTGGAAACTGTAAGTACTTGTCCTAAATTTTTCGCGCACGAGATTTTTACCCTGCAGGACCCGGTTCGTAAATCGTTCAGTCATTAAAAAGCCCTAACTTATTAGGGCTGGTTTGTCGGGCATGTCCCGCGTAGTTGTTCAACAGTGATCAGTGTGTGTTAGTTTGGTGGATTTTCCAAATGACACATCTGTTTGCTACGTTTATATTGAAACACTTTGCTTTTGTTCATAAACGTACTCCTTCTGTTGTTGCCAGTTGCCCAGCACTTGTATTTACTCTATTTGACTCTGTCACTGACTATATACTATAGTTATGACCACTATCACACCAAAGCCTCGCAGTTTTCACACAGTCATGCAGTTAAGCCAGCTTCAGCCACACAGTCAGATCATGCTGGATGCCACTGATCATTGCACTAGCATCCGTGCTGGCCTTTACACCAATCCCCATCCTGTCAGCTATTATCGTCACTGTCAAGAACCTGTATGGGGTCTAGCTCGCACCCCAGTCAATGAAATAGTTTGGGACGTGATCAGCTATGTGGATTTCAAACTCACACCCCACACACACCCGCTTCAGTGCCAAGATCTTCAACGCATCCTCTTCAACAGCCAACCTGTGAGACTGCTGCATCTAGTTGTGGACGCTGTCACTATCCATCGTGCCTGTGAGTTCATTCAGCAGTTGGCCTTTACCAATCGTGTCATATTGGACCTACACCTAGTACACGCTCAAGAATACATTGAACTACAAGTTCCCCAGCTTCTAGCTCTTGATCTCACACGTTTCGTCACTGTGGACTATCACTACATCATCAATGATCAAGAAGCCATCTACATCAATCTCACAGGCAATCAAACGCTGGTGTTTTACAATCCCGAGGCCAACAGAGGGCATGACGGCAGCATCAACTATGACCACATGCTGCGAAAGTAGCCCGTGTGTCTTATGCTGGTGTGTATGACTTCGGCCATGAATTCAAAGTGATCTCTCAACAGTTTTACATGTGGTAGTTCTGCGTGTTTCAACGCCATGGTGTAGCTGCTCTGTCCCAACTGTACAAAATAGTTTTGCCCCACACCTCTGCGTTCCAGCAGTTCAGGAAACACACTGCGAGTAAAAAAGCAAGTGTCACCAAATGTCAAGGCTTCTGCAGGGGTGCGCAGTTTCATGTAGGCTTCTGCATAGCTGGGTTCGGGAGTGAATGGCACACGGTCCACACGATCAGCTAGGATACGCACTGTGTAGCCTAACACTGGTGGTGGAATCATCCATCCCTGTGCCTGCACAGTTTCTTCCACAATGGCGCCAATCATCTCTAGGGCTATGACGTTTTGCTGCATCATGTATTTACGCTAGGCTAAGTAAAATATATGTCAGACCTTTATCATCAATACAATCAGCAGTCGGACTCTAACACAGCCAGCCCCGTGGGATCTAGTCTTCATCAAACTCTAGATCAAGACAGTGGATTGAAGTCGCAGGTCTACACTCTCACCTCGCAGGTCGAAGTGTTGGCTAGAGAATTAAATCGTACACGAGCAAGACTTAGAGATTTGGAAAGCAACTTGAGCACTGTGGTTGCTGCCCTACGTAGAGACAGTTAAAAATCCTTTTGGGTGCTCGCTGCGCTTCGCAGCTTCGCTGCTTTCTGAGCGCGGCCCCTCCGGGTTCATGGGCTAAATACGTGTAGGAGAATTTAATATGACGTCAGCAGAACAATATCGCAGACTGGTTGACCGTTTAGAAGGTCTTATGCTCAATGAACAAGAGTTTCCTCGACTACGCATTGGTGACATTGACCCACGCAATGGCAAGAAAATTTTAAACGCACTGGTAGACGGCAGCGGCTTTGTGGTACGCAGTCGTTTTGGTGACATTTGGAATGTCAAATACGGTGAGCCAGATAAACAAGAAGAACCACCAAAACCAGCTGCTGAACCCGAGAAGAAACCTGAGCCAGAGAAAAAGCCTGAACCTGAACCTGTTCCAGAGCCAGAAGTACAAGTAAACCCAGTGCCCACTCCTGCTGAACCAGAAGTTAGACCTTTAGATCCACTACCCAGTCCTGCTGAACCAGAAGTTAAACCAGAAGTCAAGTGCGGGCCTGAAGTACAGGCGGAAATTAAAAAACAACGAACATTCGGTGCCGCATTTGCACTAGCACGTAAGAGTGGTTGTGAAACATTTGACTGGTGTCAAATTGTTAAGGTTCCAGGACAGGCACCAACTCCTGTGCCACAACCAGTACAGGGTGTTACTACAAACCCTATGGGAGACTTTGACCCCACAGCATTCAGCGGTGACTTCACTAGTGTACGTGAAGATGTGGAACTGGAGGAAAATGTGTTTATTCCAGGATCAGAAGAAATTGATCGCATACGTGAAATTGCTGGTACACAGGTTGTAGAAAAAACTTCTGCCACAGCTAATCCAGGAACTGTTCCCGAGATCAAGGCCAGTACCAAAGAAAAAGCCATTGAGATTGCACGTAAAAAAGGCATCAAGGTGTTTAGATTCTGCGGCAAGTATGGCACCAATTTGGCTAAGAAGAAAAAGCAAGCACCTACTCCAACACCAACAAAGAAAAGCAGTGTAGGACCTAGATTCTACGGTCAGTCAAATGACAAGTCGATGGATCAAAGTTATAATGATTCAGCTGGTGCTGGAGGTGCTGCTGGATAAGCTGTACTCAAAGTTCCAAGTAGTGGCGTTTTCCCTAATAAGGTAAGCGCCATTTTTTATGTGGAAACGATGTGCCATTTCTGTTTGTGGACTCAGTGTTACTAGTTCGCTTACAGTATCCTTAACTAAATCTCGTACAGCAAAAATTAGTTCACGAGCCGCACCCGCACTATAGCTCCAGATGGTATAGGCCACTGCTACGCTTTTGTCCATGGCGGCAGTAAACATATCTTCTTCGCTTTCAGGTACATGATCGCAAAACATTACACACACTGCGGCTTTGATCTCGTCATGGTCTGTCCATAGGAATATAGTGCCACGGTCGTTTACACGCATTTCTGCAGGTATGTGTGGTCGGACCGGGTCATCTTTCAGTACACGGAGGCGTGGATCATCGAGGCTGGTAATACGCTCTAACATACAAGTCGTTAACATAATTATAACAGTATTTAATCTTTTTGTTAAAAAACTAGTTATAATTCGTCTGTGGGACCAATATTGTTCAGCAGTTGTCTGAGTTTGGTACTTTCAACTTGTACCTGTTTGGGCGCACTGACTCCTTCTTCTGGAGTTTCCACTGTGCTGTTACGTTGACGAATGTTGTTCAAAATAGCACTACCTGGACGCGATACTTTACTGTCATCCTCATCATCCTGTGCTAGGTCTGTGATACGCAAACAGTCCACGTCAAAAGCCAAATCAATTTTCATACCAACGCCACTGCTACTACGTGTTTTCATTAACTGTATTTGATAGCGTCCATGTTCACGCATAGCACGGCTAGTAAAAATACCAAATACGTTATCTGCTGTTTGGATCTTACTTAATCCACCTGAAATATGACTGTGGTCAAATTCAACTTCTTCAACTGCACCCCTGTTCAACTGTGCCGCTGTGACCATAACACACTTCTTTTCCATGGCCAAATTACGTAGTTCTTCGCTGACAAACTTGTCTTTGATAAACAGATTTTCTGCACTGATACGCTTACTAATAGGCATCAACAGGTCCAAATAGTCCACAAGCAGTACATCAATTTTGTGTCCCATTTTGATTTCATATTCTTTCATGTAAGCACGTACATCGTTCACAGTCTTGCCACTGGGCATGTATTTGACTTGAAAACGTCCTGCTTTCTTGCCTATGACCTTGACCTTCATTTCTACGTCATCAATGCTTTTAAAGATCTCACGTGTGCCAATACCTGTAAGCATTGAATCCACACGCATACTCACAAGTTCCTCACTCAATTCAAAAGTCATGTATAAAACATTTAATCCAGCCAGTGCCCAATTAACTCCCAAGTTAGCAAGGAATAACGACTTACCGCCACCACTACCTGCGGCAAAAATATTAAGTTCGCCCCTGTTCATGCCACCAAACAGTTTGTCATCTACACTCTTCCAACCTGTACTGACTTGACCATTTTTGTCTTTGATCTTCATCAATCTAGCACGGGGATCTTCAAAATAATCTGTTCCCATGTCGCGCTGTAAGCCCACTTGTACAGCCTGTTTGATTTTATCTTCTACAGGACCATACTCTCCCTTTTCCAGCAAGTCAGCACTTTCTAAAATGGCACGTTCAAGTCCTTTGTGACGTGTAAATGTTTCAAAATCATTTAGTAGCCAATTTAAATGTTCTTCATTTAGATCTGGCATGTGTTTAAACTGTGTACCTGTAGCGGCATTAATCATGTCTACTGTAGGTAAGCTGTTATGCTCGCTGACAAATGTTTTCAAAAATTCTGCTGGCTGCTGTAGTTTCCTATCAAATAGTGTGGGATCAAAGATACTGCTACAACGCACAAATGTTTCAGCATCACTCAGCATCATCTCCAAATAGAGATGCTGTATATCATGTCCGTAATCTACGTTTTGTTTAGTCATTGAAATACTGTTTCATCCTTAGTCTTATTTTTAATTCTGTTTGCAATCTCTGTGTAATAATTAGCCACAATGTTGCGGGTTTGCCTAAAATCTTCACAGCGTCATTTACGTCTTTGACTCCCTCGGGCCAATCAGGCATACTAACTGTCCACCCTAAATTTATTGCTTGTTCTACAGTTTTCTTACCATCGGGATCTCTGTCAGGAACCACTATTACTTCTCTTCGTAGTTGATTGATTAGTATGTGTTGACCTGCATGTATATCGCTGCCTAATAGCGCAACACCATCAATGCTCAGTGCATCAAATGGGCCTTCACAGACTACTACAAACTTTCTATCCCAGTCCTGTCGATCTAAATTGAAAACAAATCCAGGTTGTTGTTCACTAATGTATTTAGGCTTGGAATCGTTGAGACTCCTAGCAGTCCAACCGACAATTTGATTTCTGTAGATAAAGGGTATTATTAGTCTATTGCTAAATCCAGTTTGTTTAGTCCAGTAAAAAGGATAGTCATATACACCAATATTTCTACCACCCACATACTCCACTGCTTTGATAAAGTTATCTGGAAGATCAACATCCTCGCCCTGCAACTTAAACCAATTACCCCAATCTTCAAAACTTCGTGCATCTTTAGGCATTGCTCTTGGTGTAAATGTAGGTACTAACTGTTCCTTACTGCCGCCTTCAATATCCTCTTTTAATCTAAGTGCATCGAATGACATTTTAGAAATAGATTCATCAGGTATGTTTAACCATTGCATGAATTTTTTCATTTTTGCTGTAAGTAATCTACCAGGTTGCCAACTGGCTTTGAACCCGCAATTGAAACAATGATAGCTGACTGCGTCACCGCCGTTTACAATAAATCCTCCACGCTGTCTAGTGTCTGCACCAGTGCCATTATGTATGCAGCAAGGTGCATTGAAGCTGATCCACCCGCTGGGAGTGTGCTTCTTTTTTGGAGGCAAATATGCTAATAAAGTTTCTGCAATCAGGCTCATACAGCCTATATTTTAGCTGGCTACTGTAAAATAGTCAACTGTTCCGGCTGTATTGATATAGCAGACTCTTAGATATGTGATATCAGTAGTATCAATATCATCAAAAATCACTGGGGTATTTCTTGCTGTGGTGAATTCAATAGTTTGAACAGTAGTATTCAAAAATGATTCGTGCCCAACAATTTCTTTTTTGGTTGCTTGTATTTTGATAGTCCCAACAAATCCAGTGACATAAACTGTGACATCTGCTGTAGTTGTGGGGATAGCTTCGTAAAACTTAACTGGTACTGCACTGCTGTAAAATGTAATGGTCCTTTCTTCAAAAGTCCTACCATTATAGTTTGTCTCTTGTTGGAAGTCGTCATAACGACGTAGCTCTCTAGTCTTTGGAATAACACCGTCTAATAAATCAACAAAACTCTGAGCACCATATTTTGTGTCCCCGTAAAGCAACGTCTTAGTATTATCTCCGTTTAAGATATAGCTAGTAAACTTTAAATGCTGTGGATCTAGATTTGTTAGATCAGTTTCTGGGATCGTAATACGTGCTACGCCTTTGACACAGAGTGTACTGCCATCATCGACAACAGTTGCATCATATGTTTCTATTTCTCGACTAGTTTGATCCATAAGAACAAATTTAACGTTTTTTCCAAATAGATCAATACGTTTTTGGTCAGAGTTCTTAACTTCTAGTTCTATGACGTTATCAACGCCTTTGTAAATTTTAATAGGTTTTTGATACACAATTTTCCACTCCACAGGGCAGGTATCAGGATCTAGCGCCACATTTGCTATGACCTCAATTCGATTTGGATATAAATAACTTGAAATTTTTTGCATTGGGGTTATCCTGTATCGTATTTATCATGCCTAAGAAGCTAAAAGAAACAACTGAAGAACATTTACCGTTTATAAGCGTAATCAACTACGGAGACCAAGAATATGTTGGTATTATCATTAATCAAGATCAACATGTGACTAGTTTCTACGACATTAACGCCCTTAGGACGCAGGAAGAGAAAAACGCATTTTTATTAACTGGCGAAACTTGGTGGTGGGAGAGCAATAGACAAGTGCCCATTAACATATTTTTAAGAGCTGAAGTAGAACCCTTCCGATACTGTGTCAAAACGTTTAACAGCAAAGATGTTCGAATTATATTGGGTCCTGTAGTAAATCTGCTAAATCTTAGTGTACGCAGAGTAAAACGTAAAAGTGTACAGCTTCTTAGAAAACGTTAACTATACTCATAGCTGACTTGTTCACAAATCAAGTTCATCTGCACCACAATAGCCACAGCATACGCAACAGCGTGACTTTTCTTAAAGTAGTATTCACCATTCTCCGGTTTCGTCCAAATCTCCGTCCCAATCTCGGTCCATGTCTTGCCAATCAGATGTTTCTTTGCTGGGCGGATAATAGCGAGTAACATGGCCAAGTGTTCTATAGAACGGGGCTTCATTTGTCTTAATATCTTCCCATATCCATTTACGTGAAATAGTAAATCCGTGAAATTGTCGTCCTCTAATAGATCCCATAGTGGTTCCGTCCCCATTAATTTTACTAGATGCTCTTCGTTTAGGATTTTTTCATAAATCCCAACATTTAAAAAGTCCACTTTAAAATAACCACGATCTTCGGCTTCTTTAAATTCTATACCTGCAATATTACTTATTGGGTCATAAGGAATACTGTGAGGGTATATTCCTGTAGAGTGGTGAGTGATACCGTCGTCAGTTTTTCTCATAGCCCTTACGTGCTTGATAATATTTAAAATTTTTTCTCTATCAGAAAAGTCGATATCAATATCAGGCATTAGAGATTTGACTCCTTAACCACTTGTTTTACTAGATCAACATCATCAGGATGTTTGGCAAAACGTTTTCGCCAAAATTCTGGATCAATTGTGGAGCCTACAGCACTTAGTTGTTCATCATTAAAAGTAGTCAATAATTTTTTGCCGCTGACAGAATTAAGAATCAACCAAGGACTAACTTTTCCATCTTTAATATCAAACACTGCCCTGTTCACACTAACGTAGTTGAAATAGTGATTCCAAACGCTGTTGTTGTTTTCAGCCCACTCCATCATGTGTCCAATAGTTCTCTGTAATGCTACCTCAACGGGTTCACTTTTTACAAGATATAACACATATTGTTCATATAATCCATCTCTACACCAATGATCTAATTTAACTCCGCTTTTTACTACATAGTCGATATATTGGTCCGGGTATAAAGGATTTACATTGTGAACAAAACTTCCAAACTTTATAAATGCATTATAATAAGGACTACGTGCAAAATCGTTATAACTTTTTGGTACGTCTTGTTTTTGTACTAGTTGATAAAATCTAATATATGCTTGATATCCAACTTGCACATGTTTTTCATTACGTGCTAGATATCTGCGTTTTTGTTCGCACATGTGTACGATTAAAGTTTTTTCTTTCATAAACTTTGAATCACAATGCGGACAAATATATTGTTGTTCCATCAATTTAAGCATTAGAAATATTTCGCTATTTTCTTTTCATCCCAACACTCTGCTTCTGCAAGAGCTTTGAGATCCTTTGTTGTGTAAATTTTCGACATCAGTTCTAACTCATCACTTTTTTTGTGAGGGTATAGATCTTGTAAAAATTTCAAACTTTTAGTGTCGCCCTTCTTCTTTTTGTACCCAATCCACTCGTGAAAGAATACTGACTTGCCGTCGTAATTACACATACACAACAGTTGCCAAAGTAGTTTAGGGTGCTTTTGTAATACAGCCCAGTTTTTATTAAAGTACTCATTTACAGCCAAAACAAAATGTTCTTGTTTTTCTCTGTTCTGACCTTTTACGTTACTAATATAACGATTTAAAATAAACAATTCACTTTTTAATGCCTTGCGCTGATCGTCATCAATTTCATCCCAAAGCTCTTTGGCATTGAGATCTACTGCGGCTAGTTTTTCTTTAAGTTCTATCTTTGCCATAATCTTTACTCAGTTTATGTATAAGTATAGCACGTTCAAGAGCATTTTTCAAGGCCGGATTAGTCCGAGAATGTAAAGATATTTCTTGCCAATTAACATCTTCAAAAAGATCATATTGATATCCAATAACAAATCTTTTATCGGCAGGAGCACCTTGTTCTCTTGCGTAAACAGTTTTGCCGCCATCTGGACTTTCGTAGATATAAGTCATTCCGGGAATTAAATTACCCATTAGTTTTTCTTTTTTCCGGTAATGCGATTAATTCTTTCAATATGTTCGTAATCCTCTTTGCAGTCGGGACTACAAAATGCACCTTTAGTCGGTTCGTCACAGGCCAAGCAGAATCCAGTATTCACTGGTACTTTGGCTCTTTTTGCCAAAGCCTCTGCTAGTTGTGCTTCCTGTAGTTGTTGGGATTCATCAATCCAATCGCTCATTTTAAAATTCCTTTATAATATTTTGCTGATATCAATAATCTCGCTTTGTCTACTTATCTCCTTGACAAAATAAGCACAATTTGGCTTGTTTTCATTAGATAAGGGCGTTGCTAATAGTTGGTTGTTTCTCATTTTAGGAAAATACCATTTTACATCGTTGTAAAAATTTACAATTTCTATAGGTTTAAATTCTATTCTAAAACTACTTAGCGGATTAAAAATTAGTGCTTCAAATCCTCTATCATTTAAACTGGTCAATGGCAATATTTCTGCGTCAACTCCACTACTACTATCTCCAACAGCAATACTCCAATCTATAGGCATGGCTATTTCATCATTACCTATCTTTAAGACCATTGCCGGGCTGTTAAAACTTTCTAAAAATATCAATGGCATGAAAAAGAAGTCAGGTTCTTTGGGATCACTATTGTCAAGCACTGCGAATCTTGTATTTTCATCAACCTCATCTGGTAAGTTGTTAAGTGAAAATAATTTATTTTCTAATGTTAATATTTGCATTTTCTTCCTCTTTTTTGATCCAAACAAAGTTTGGACCAATATCGTAATCCTTTATCAACTCGTTAACTGCTCGATTCACACCAGGGTAGTCAATGTCATGACCAGTGAGTAAACCATTTAATTTTAATTTTGGCATATATGCTTTAATATCCTTTTTTACAGCCTCATATGAATGATCTGCATCTATGAACACCATATCTACTGAGTTATTCGGGATTTGATCTGCTACGTTATAACTTATTCCTTGGATAGGTATCAATCTAGAACCGTATTTTTCTTTTATTTGGTTACTATAAAACTTTTTAATATCAATGTCAATAGCATATAAAATTAAATCAGGATCGTTATCCAGTAGATAATAAGTAACTTTACCAATATCAACTCCAACTTCTATCATAGTTTTGACATTATTTTTTCTTATCAAGTCTAAAAGAAATGGTCTCCTCGATTTTCCACCTTCCCAGGCAATAGTTTGTGTAACAGTTAATCTATTAGATTTTTTCATCTTTATTTCTGCCAATCCGTTTTTTCTATTGTGAATGGGTATTTGGCTTCTTTATAAAACTTCTTTCTTTCAGTCAAATGTCTTTTTGCATACTTACAGGTTGACGTAATGTCCCAGATTTGGACAAAGTCTTTGTCTTCGGCTTTCCTAATGCCTCGTCCAATACTCTGTATAACGCGGACAAAGCTCTTTCCGGGCTCCAGAAGAACCAGATTAAAAATCCTAGGGATATTAATACCCACAGCGGCCACACCGTAAGTCGCCACAATAATCTTGTTATCACTTGTTTTAACTTCATCATACTCTTCTTTTCTATCTTTAGTCTTTACTTCGCCTGATATAAAAACACTATCTTCAAGCTCGTTAACTAAAAATTTTCCAGAGTCAATTCTGTTAACCAGCACTAACGTATTTCCACTATTTGCTATTTCTTTTATTAGATTGCTGATATAAATCATCCGATCTTCATTAGTAACAAGGTATTTTAATTCATCAGCATATTGCTTAAATTCTGGAAGATCTATCAACTGTACAATATTAACATGACAGTTACTGAGTACTCCTTTTTCCTGTAGCTCGTGTGCTTTGATGCCGCCAATTACAGGTCCGATAGAAGCAAAAATACTTTCGCTCTCGTAGGATTCTTTTGGCACAGTACCAGTTAAACCCCAACGAATACAGGCGTTACTTAAATTTTTTGTCAATAAATTTTTGAGTACTTCGGCTTTGGCCATGTGTACTTCATCAACAATCACAGTTTTTACACCATCTAAAAATTCGGCCAGTGTAACAATTTCTTGTTCTATATTTTTGCTTTTTTTATCTAAAATATTAAGACTTTGCCAAGTACATATAGTATGAGTTTTGTTCAAATCCTTGCGATCACCATAATAAACTCCAACATCTAATCCTACATTGACGAAGTCTTCTTGAGTCTGCTCAACTAGACTTTTATTAGGTACTATAACAATGGTCCTACCATATTTTTCACAGATATGCGCCAGTGTAGCAGTTGTAATGGTTTTTCCTGCGCCCGTGGCGATTTCTTGAAGACTCTGTGGATTTTCTAAAAACTTATTAATAGCTTCTACTTGATAATCACGCAACATGATCGGCTGTCCAGCCATGATGTGTCCTTGTGGCCAAACAACACCACGATCAGCCCAGTATGTTTCTGTTACTGCGGTGAATTTAAATTTTACAGGTTGTCTAAAATCCTCAATGTCTGCAATTTCAATACCTAAATCTGTAAGTATCTCTATGATCTTTTCTAGTTGATTTAAATATCCATTCCCGCCAATCCCAAACAAACTATTGCAGCCATCCCAACGCCCTAGTTTATAAGCAGGATGATATCTAGCATAAGGTATTTCATATTTGAACGTATTGGCAAGTTTACGCCTTGCTTCAACAGACAATCCTTCTAGTTTAATGTTTACTTCGTCTTTTATGATTAGTTTACAGGATGACATCGATATTACTATTAATAGGAAAGTTTTGTGAATAGTATATAATTAAATCACATTCATTGCAATACACTGACGTTTTATTACTTCTAAAATTACTAGTAAAACTAATAACAGCTTTGGGGAACCAATCAGATTTTAAGAAAAATTTTGGTATTTTTCCGTTACTTAACACTGATATACCGTTGTCAGTATTCAAGTTTTTGTTGAAATTATATTCAGAAACCAGCTTATTAAAAGTGGACCCGTCAGCATCGTTGTCAAATCTAAAATAAACTCCGACATTTTTATTAAAGCCTAAAAGATCTAGAGATTGTTTTAAGTTTTTGATATTTTCTATGCAAGATTTTGTATGGTATTCATCGAAAACTAAAAGTATTGGGTCTCTCTTCAAAAGGGCCAATGCTTGAAAAACATCGATCAATGTGTGCTCTTTTTGATCTATAAAAATTCTTGTGTTTGTACGATTAGCTATTTTTCCAGCTAATTGATTTTTTATTTTTTCATCAACTTTTAAATCTGTAAAATATTGAAATCTTAATTTTCTATCATTAATTAAAAGATGATTAGATAACATGTCTGCACCAATTTCTTCAATCAATTTTTCCTTTATTAAAAACTCATCTTCACCAAAAATTTCGAATTTTTTAATAATTTTTTCAACATCAATGGATTTTAATTTATCATAAAGATCTTGAATTTCAAAAGATTTTTCAAATTTAAATTTTGACAGGGTGTCTACTGTTTGTATAAGATTGTTTTCAGTTAAAGGTATATTATATTTTCTATTCGTAGAAAGTACGCAATCCCCTTCTACACGTTTTTGTAGATCATTGAGTGTTTTTTTAATTTCTTTATTAAAACTAAATTCAACTTCAATTACGGGTAGTGAATAGTCTTTGTAATTTACAGAAATTTTTCTTAATTTTTCATTTATTTTAAAGGTTTTACTAAAAATAGGTGATTTTAGCGAAGGTATTAAATCACTGCCAACAAAATTCAAATGTTCTAAATGATCTTTTAGAATTTTTATTAAAAGGTTACCCTGAGATTCGGTTATATAATCAGGATGATTCATCATTCTTGATATGCCCCTCATTATTTTCTTATCTTTTTCAGGTATTGAACTACTCAAGCGGTCAAAGCCATAAAGATCGATTTTAGAAGTAATATCATCAATAGTCATCATTGTACAATTTTACAATGACTGATAGCAAAAGTCAAGTCTTTAATTTATCTAGTATTCTTGATAAAGGTATTCCTCTAGAAATTTCATCGATAGACCATTCTGTGTAAACAATGTCATTTAACCATTGTTGTCGATCTATAATTTTTGGTGTTTCTATCTTAGAAAAATCAAATTCGCTTAACTTGCCTGAAAGACTATCAGGGTGTGCAAAAACTGGCACACCGTTTATCAAAGAAATTACTCCAGGATTACTATTATAGTTCACTACGCACCAAGATTTCGACAATTGATCTTCAAAATCGTAATCGTCATAGGTGTTTTCTATTTTTTTAGGAATGTTCAATTCAACATTTTTAAACTTTTTTAAAGTTTCAGGAATATTCGATAAAAATCTTGGATGTGGGCGCACTACAATACATCGATCTGTATATTTTTGTATTTCTGTGATGACAGTTGTCAAGTAAAGACTTGTCTCTGGCATGGACGCCCATTGCTGACTAAAAACATTTTGACAACAAATTAATATTTTTTTATTTTTGTCAGGACTTCTCCAAGGACGTATCAAAAGGCCAAGATTTTTTAGTCTCTCATCAGTGTTTTCAGTATTGTGACCAAAAAATTTGTTATCTATACTGACACGCCACAGAAGATTTCTTTCTAGTGCACCGACTTCTAACACTATTACTGGTTTGTTCAGTTTTTTAAAATGTTCATACACTGTTTTATTAGCAGACATTCTGCCAGACCACAACACGCTCCATATCACAGCCACATCTGCATCATAACTATTGTCTATACTTGTAAATCCCAATTGACTCACACCGTCCTTGAACGCATCAAAGACAGGTTTGCTATTGAGTGCACCATTTTGGGTCCAGAGACTAAATTTCATATGGTAAATATTTAACCATGACACTGCCAGAACTACACGGATCACTAAACCATAACAATTTTTTTGTTTATGCTGCCTGCGATAACGCATATTTTGACGAATTTGGCAAATTCTTGATTAATAGCGTTAAGAAAAATACTATTAATCATATACACATTCATATTTTTAATCCTACAGATGATAATTTAACTTTTTGTAGGAAAAATAACGTTTCTTTGTCTTATGAATATGTGCCAATAGAATTATTTGCTAATTCTGCGAACAGGTGGCGTACTGTGAGTCCCGAAGATACAAATTATCAAAGAACTTTAAATGCAATGAAGAAAGGTAATGATAAAAGTATCATAGAACGAATGCAAAAAACATATTATGCCTGCGCAAGATTTATTAGGCTACAGCAAATGTTAAAATTGCCCGCTAAATTTCTTGCTATTGACGTAGATGCAATAATTAGGTCAAATATTCCAGAATTTAGCATTAATAAAGATTTTTACATACATCAAATCACTGGACCAAAGGCTAGATTTCTAGCTGGCGGGATTTATAGCCTGGGCACTGCGGAATCTTTAAATTTTTTAAATGAATATGCCAGTATGTTATCTCGATATATCAATGAAGATCAACTTTATTGGAGTGTCGATCAGGATATATTAGATAAAATTGTTCCAAAATACAATTTTGAGCATTTGCCTAAAAATTTAATAGATTGGGATATGACTTCAGACGGAATTATTTGGACGGCAAAGGGCACGAGAAAAAATGACTATAAATTTGTCAGCGAGAAGTTGAAATATAAGTCTTAATAGCTGACCATAACTCGCCAGATTTAACTTCGTCATTGCTCCAATGTATATTTGCTATTTTATGAAGCCAATCAGTGCGATTAGGCATCGGCGGTGACTCTATCAGTGATATATCAGTAAACGCTATGTCTGAAGCCCAACTATGTTTAGGGTCTTGGAGATAAACTGGCACGCCCTCTATTGCAGATACTACATTAGGTGTTGAGTTTATACCAACTGCACACCAGCAATTGACTAAATCTTCTTTTATATTGTCTTTTTCACTTACAATTATTTGATTATTCCATCTTTTTCTAATTTTATCCATCTGTTTGAATCTAGAGCCGTCACCTGGATGCATACGTACTATAATAGGTCGAGTGGAATATCTTCTAATTTTATTAATGATCTTTTCTAACCATATTTCTTGGTCGCCACCAAACATATTCCAGCCTTTGGGACGTTGGCATAGTATTAAAATATGTTCTCCCACGGCTCTCCAAGGTTTCACTTGTACATTGTGCCATTGGCTATATGTTTGCCATTTGTTGTTGTCCAAATCTTTGAAAAAATACACACCATCAGATGGATATACTGAATTTAAACTATATCTGTGCCACTCATGCTCTTTTCTGTTGTAATGTAGTATGTTGCTGTCTACAAACACTTGCGGAATTTTTTGTAATCTCAATTGATCGATAATTTTTTTTCTAAAATTATCTTCTAGCGTATACCCTAATACAAATCCTGCATCTAGTTTTTCATCAGGTAGTCGATTTTCTTTATACTCTATAACTGTGTCGCCGTTGGCAATAACACCGGCTTTAAAGTTGTCCATAAGCATGACTTTGTTGGAAAACTTTGCAGGATTTGAGATAGAATTATAAAATATGCCGACTTTCATTCTATATCTTCTTGTAACAATAATTCTTCCTGAGTCATGTCCCAAGATTTATATCTAGTCATGGAAATATTGCCTTCCTCGGGTAAAGTATTCCTACCCATCAAGTAAGTATGAACTTGAATTCTACATAAAAATTGATTTATGGCATTATCAGCTGGGTAAAAATAATTTTTATAGAACTTAATCAAACCTTTTGCGGCTTTTGGTTTTATAGCGTAGCCACTAGCGCCTGGCATACTAAAATTGCTCCAGGTAACTGGCTGCGGGTTCCCAGAAGGTGTTTCTAGATACGTTTTCCATGGATTTTTTAAAAAAGATGTTTTTCCTAAAGACAAAACTAGCACATCGTCCCATTCAATCGGCTCCCATCCCCTAAAAAACTTTACATCGTCTTCAAATATCATAATAGGTTCATCAAGTTCCACACATTTACGCCAAAGATTGTAGTGACTGTAAAAACATCCTATAACGCCTGGCATACTTAGTTTATCTCTGTCGTCTCCGATCAATTCTCTTTTAGCAATTCTATATAGATGAGTTTGTTTAAAACTTTCATAAACTTCTGGTCTAATTAAATCTTTAATTTCATCTTCCGGAAGTATTCTGCTTTTAATACTGTATGGATATAGTGTTCGTTTATCTTTTCTCACCATTGTTAGTGCTACATCACCCGGAACCCCTCTAAACTTCTCTGCATCAAGGCCATAATCAAGTAAAGTTTCAATCATATAGTCAGAATGTTCTACACTATGTGGTTTTTCTGGAAGGTATATTACAAATGCTTTCATAATTTTAATTTTTGTCCAATAAAAATGTGGTCTTGCCAAGGTTTTGATTTTTTATCATCTGAAGTTTTATCAATCCAATCAGCTATTACAGTTAAGTTAGTTTCTTCAGCGATTGCTTTAAATGAATCATCCATAAATCTCCAACAATCAATAATATCATGTCGAGGACCGCTACTAGGTGCTATTATTATTATAAATCCGTCATCTTTCAAAACCCTAGTCATTTCAAAAATTAATTTAAAAGGATTCTTTACATGTTCTAAAGTTTGTCCACTAACAATTAAATCGTAATAATTGTTAGGCAAAGGTAATTGATATGGACCAGTCATTACGTGAGTAACATTTTCTCCTGGAACGATATCTGCGATATGATAATCTAAAAAATTATTTCTTAATAAGGATTTATATGAACGATCTTCACCTAAACCTCGACCGCCTACATCTAAAATCTTTAGATTTACTTTGTCTAGAATTTTTATTTTTTCTAAAGCAATCTGCATATTTTTAAGAGAAGAAGGGTGCATTTTAATTTAAATCGTTTAATATTTTATTGTAAGACACTAGCGGTAACTCTTGCCAGTTTTCTTTATAAAAATTCCAATTATTTTCTATATCCAGTTTTTTGGGGGGCTGGGGAGTTTTAAAGACTATACCACAACCATTATCAATTAATACTAATTTAAAAGTTATATCACTCCTTGACATAAGATCAAATGCAAGTCTCCAAACATCTCCCAGCCAAGACCTTGGTAAGGGCTCGGGTATCGGAGTTACAGCTTCTTCTGGAGTCAAAGGTAACATATCATGCAATATAATTATTCCATTATCATTTAAGAATTTTAGTGAATTATTAAAATCTTTAGATACTTGATCATAGTAATGTAATCCATCTATAAACACAACATCAAACTTTTGATTATTTTGAATAAAAAAGTCGTCGCTAGTCATTCTACAATTGCCACCGCGGACTGGGTCAACACCGATTTTATTTTCACAATCTATTCTTTTCCATATTTTATCTTTATCACATCCAATCTCTAGATAAGATTTTGCATTAGTTTTTTTGATTGCTAACTGGATTAATTGTAACCGAGTTTCTGATGTGAATGGTATAGGTATCATTTTATTTTTCTATCTTTTCTAATTCAGTTTTTACATATTCAGCAATGTATTTGGATGGATTCCACCCAAATACTTTTTTTGTTTTTTCTATGTTTGCCAACGTTATATACGCCTCCCCAAGTCTAGGTTCTATCATTTTGATGTTACTTGAAATCATATTTGCCAACTCTAAAACTGAATGATTTGTACCAGTACCAATATTGAACACTTCGCCATAATGGTTGTGATCAGTTTCCATTGCTAACATGTTTGCTTTTATTACATCATCCACATGTGTAAAATCTCTGCGCTGTGTGCCATCTGGAACTATTGTTAAAGGCTCTTTAGATTTAAACTGTCTTAAAAATAAACCAACTATAGGGGCATACGGTCCCTTTAATGGCTCTCTGGGTCCATAAACATTAAAATATCTGAAAATAACAGTTTTAAGACCGAATAATCTCGTGTACATGGTGCATAACTTTTCTCCTGATACCTTAGAAACAGAATAAGGATTAAGGCAATCGTCAGGCATATCTTCCGATAAAGGTGGTATATTTTTTAATCCGTATCCAGAAGAAGTAGAACTATAGATAACTTTTTTTACGCCTGCTTCCCTTGAGCATTGTAAAACTGTGCCAGTACCTAAAGTGTTTGTTCGAATACTTAGTAAAGGATTTAAGATTGTAGGTTGTATTCTAGATTCTGCTGCACAATGAAATACGTAGTCAATATTGTCATACAATATTCGAGTGGAATTGTAATCAGCCACGTCTAATTTGTGATAGGTAGCTTGGGTATTGTAATAAAAGTTTTCATGAACCTGACTGGTCTCATTATCTATTACTGCTACTTTAAAACCTTTTTTAACTAATTCGTCAACAATATGCGATCCTATAAATCCAGATCCTCCGGTCACTAATGCTTGCACGATATACTCCAAAATAATAATATACTATATTTATTGAAATAAATATCCTGAAATAATCTAAATCCTATGAAATCTAAAATAGTTTTTCAAATCAATGTTCCTGGGTATGGCCGGTCAGACAAATTGACAGCATTTACTTACATTCAGGAAATGTATGAAATAAGCGAAAGAAATGCAAAAAGATATGCTGAAAAGTGTGGAGCTGATTATTATAAAGTCGAAGTTGCTGACGATTTTAAATTAGCTGCACACAAACACTTGGATTATCAAAAACTTAAAGCATATGATTTTATTAACTACAATCAAATAGTATACTTTGACTCAGATTATATTATTAAAGATAACGCTCCTAATCTTTTTGAAATTTGCGGAGACAAATTTAGTGCATGTCGTGATCCCGGAAAAGCAGTTTTAGATCTGGCTAAAGATCTTGAAATGCCTGTAGAAAGATATTTCAACGCTGGATTTATGTATCTAACTAAAGAGGTCCTAAACAAATCTAAAGATAGTTTAGCAAAATATCTTGCTAATGATTATTCATATGAGGGTCAAGGAATGTTAAATAAAATGTTTTTTGATCTCGATATAAATTTTAACCCGTTGTCTGCTTCAGATTGGAATCCAGTAAATAGATGCTTTGGGACTTATGCTGATCATTATGCAGGTGCTAAAAAAAGAAACTGGGGGAAGGTTAAGTACTAATTAATATTTCGTTGTTGGCAATATTCAGTGTAAATTCTTTCTCTATGCCATTCGTCGCCCATAGGTGTTGTGGCAAACTCATGAAAACTTGGCGTACCTAATGTGTAATGTAATAGTTTAGCTTCGGGATTAGGTCCATATTCATCAGGTAACCAATTCCATTCTTTTGGCAGTTCCCCCACACGATCATCTGTAGTCCATTCAAACCTATGTAAGTGTGCGCCTGTAGATTTTTGAATATATTCCGGAGTTAGTTTTTTAGTAGGATAGTTTTGACAGTTAAAAAGCATAACGCTACTCCAGTTTTTTCTAGGGTAATCTTCATTTTTACTGCCAAGATATTTTACAGGCATTTTAGTTTTGTAATCGTGTTTAACTACCATTACATCTTTGCCTAAATCTCTCAATGCCCATAATTCGGCAATATCGCCACGGACAATCATATCGCCATCCATAAAGATTGCACACCCTGTGTAATTCATTAGATAAGGCACAAGGAATCGACTATAGATAAACTGATTACTACCGTCAGTATGCGTCTCGGTATAATCTTTAAAATTATTAAGTGCCAAAGGTATAATACTGACAGGCACACTACTGTGCCTAATAATACTGTTGACGCATACGTGATATGCTATTGCCTCTCTAGGATCGTAGCCGATAAAAATAGGTATTGCTTTCATAACTGTGTATTTAACAGCTACGAAAGTCTGGCAAGTTAAAGACTGGCGTCTTCCATGCCTGCTGTACGCAGTTTGATTACATTAGATAGCTGCCACTGCTTAATATCAAGTGCTTTAGTGATACCTAACCACTTGTTGCGTAACAGGGCAAACTCATTGATGATTTTTTCAAAATCCACAACGTCAGCTTCGCCCTCTACATACTTTTCACAGTCTCTAGAGGACAAAGCTCGTTGATAGTTTTCAAGATATTTACGAAAATGCTGACTACGAAGTCTACGAAGTTCAATGTTTAAATATTCTAAAATAGCTTCAATTTCCTGCAATTGATTAAATCGCTGTTCCACGATACCTGGCATATTGGCTGCTGCTTTTTCAATATTACCCGTTATACGGCATTCAGTTTTTGCAGCCTGTAATTCGGTATTGTAATATTCCACAGCATCGGGAATGTGGGAAATGTCCTTGCTAATTTTATTATACCACATCAGTAATCTTCGTCTTCTTCGTAGTCTTCATAACTGGGTTCTTCATCGACGTCATCTTCAAGATAATATTCGATAGCTGCATCTAATTCTGCATCTGCTCCTCTGGCACCTTCTAATACTTTGTCTTTGATTCCAAAGTCTGCCAACAGATCAACATACTGCTCTGCAGCCACTTCCATTTCTTTCTTGTCAATAAACTCTTTAAAGAATAACCAAATATCGCTAATTTGATTGTCAGTCATTTACCACTGTCTCCTCTACCATAACTTCAGTTTGCGGGTTAATGTTAGAAAAATCTGTCATCACTTTGTCAAGACAGCCTCCCTCATTTCTTTCCCACTCTTTGCGATAGTATTTAATAATTTCACCGTCAGAAGTGGTAAAGCTAAGTCTGTTGCCATCTTTCTTTAATAGACCTTTTGCCTCGGACATATCTACTAGACCGCTGTAAGGATTCATGCCTGTTTCATAAGGAATCTTAACTTGTACACTTTCAAAAGGTTTTGCATAACGTGTCTTCATAATCTTACATGCGGCACGTATACCTTTAACTTCTGAAATCTTGTTACCATCCTCATCTTCTTTTAACTTTAACTTCTTCATAGCAACAACAATACTACTTGCATAAATGAAGCCTTGTCCGCCTGAAATTTTGTCATCAGGATCAAACATGTCTTGACTAGCATATGTATGATTAGTGGCGACTAAGCCAACGTTATAACTACCAAACATATTAACACAATTACGGACCAGCGCCGTAAGAGCTTTAGGCTTTCTACCCATATCACCTTTGAGATCTCCTGCTTCAAATTGATTGACATCGGTAGGTGTTAGCAACATTCCCAATGAGTCAACCACAAATAAAACTTTGGGACGTTCTTCCATGGCCTTGTATTCTTTCATAAACTCGTTTACTGTTTTAGCAACATCATCGATCATTGCCATATTAAGTTTAAGAAGTTTTTCTTCGCTGGTATCAACACCTAGTGCCTTTAACCACTTTTCATCTAAGGCATTTTCGCTGTCAATTAACACAACATAGATACCCTGCTGTTGTGCATTTTTAACAAGGTTGCCTGAACAGATAAAACTTTTGCCTGCACCACTTTCGCCAGCAAACACAGTGACTTTACCTAAAGGAATACCTCGATGAAAATCACCACTAATTAGATAATTCAATGCGTAATTACCTGTACTGATCCAATCTGTAGGATCATTAAAGCCTACACCTAATCCTTCAATGCTTTTTGTTAATGTTTTTCTAAATTTACTTAAATCAAAGGCTTTTGTAGCCATAATTATTCTCCTTGCATACTAGTTATGTTTAAGGGGCACTAGGCCCCTTAATTTATTATTGCTTTTGACGGTTACGAATCATTGCCAAGATATCTTGGGCACGATCGCCACCAGCATTACTAGTTGATGCAGCCGGAGCAGCTTGAGTAGTTGCCTTTGGAGTGTCTGCTTCAAAAGGAGCATCATCGTTTGATGTTGCAGGAGCAGACACAGTTTTAGAAGGTGCTACTGGATCACCTGTTGCGGCACCAGCACCGCTAGGCTTATAGTATTGTCCCCAACGTTCCATATCAAATGCTTCACCATCAACAGATGCTTCAAACATTTCTTTGATAACTTTGAGTTCAATTTCTGTTGGCTTCTTAGGCAAGAAGTCCTTAAGATTAAACAATCCATATTGTTTAACAGCAGCCTGTTCTTCATCATTCAGAGGACGTTCACGACGCTTCCAAGCACTAGTTGAATAGTCGGCATATCCGCCTTTGCTAGATTTAATTAAGCGGAAATCAACACCACGGACAAGATCAGTTGGCAAGTCTTCCATTTCTGGATCCATCAATGCACCCTTGATCAAGGTAAAGATTTGTGGACCAATGATAAATCTGCGAATTGGATTTTCTGGTTTGCTTTCTTCTTTGAGACCATCTTCAGCCACAAAGCCTTGGAAAACATAACTACGCTTCTTCCAATACTTTCGGCCCATGTCCTCTAGTGCAGGATCTTTGAACCAGCCACGAACTTCGCTTAGAATAGGACAAGTTTCACCATACATTTCCATGCAGGGTACTTGTACCATAGTTTTTTTGCTTTCAGATTCACCTTTGATTCCGGCAAACTCGAGCTTAATCATTGCTCGCTCAACCCAGAAAAAAGTGTTATTTGAATCGCCATCTGGGAGGAAGCGTACTGTGCTTTCTTGTCCTTCCTTCAAATTCCAGAATGGGTAAATTGAATTGTCACCACCAGTTCTTTCGCCTGTACCACGTGACTCTTGTTCTTTTAATTTTGCTCTAATTTCAGCCAAAGATGCCATAATATTTCTCCTTAATATGCCTTTGTTTGCCTATATTTGTTCTACAACCTTGTAAAACAAAAAGCGCATACGTAATTGTATGCGCTTTTATTTATGTTCGCAAGTATTATCTTGCCATAAAATAGAAGTTTTTTTACCGATTACATTCCAGCCAATTTCTTCAACTGTGCCAATAATACTTTAGCATCGTCGCCACTTAGCTTTTGAATATCAGCATCTGGAATATTCTTTAATAGATCTTTTGGGTTTAATTTATCTTGTGTTGGTGGATTTGGGACGTTAGCTCCTGGAGCTGTGGACGAAGTATCGTCTTGTTTATCCATTTTACCAATACCCATATCATCCATATTACCCATAATTCCTTTTTTAATGTCATTAATAGAATTTTGAATGTTAGCTGGATCTATTTTAGGCATTGATTGACTAGGTTTATTGACTGCGCCCATATTTTTCATAATACGGTCTATGTCCATATCAAACTCATTCATCTGAATGTTTTCAGCTGCTGGTGTATTTGATATTTGTCCGCCACCTGCTGTTTGTGCAGGATTGCCGCCGCCGGTGGCCCAATTTTTAAATTTATCCCACATACCTGGTTGCTGAGCTGGTGCAGCAGGTGCTGGTGTTGCTGCCTGCTTTGCTGATTGTTTAGGTGCTGCCATTGTTACGGCGTATTTTTTACCTTTCCAAGTAAATTCTTTTTCACCCTTTGCTCTTGCATCTGCAAATGCTTTACCAAATGGCATGGCATCTCTATTAGCGGGTGCTGCCGCCGGTGCTGCCGCTGGTGCGTCTGCAGGTGCTGCCGCGGCAGTCTTCTCACCAGATTCTGGATTCGTTCCATCTGGCATTGTAACATTTTGACCTTGTGCATTTACACCGGTATCT